AGGAGGCTTATAAAGCCCTGGAGCAGTATCTATTGGATAGATAAAAATGAGAAGTATAAAAGAAAACGCCTGAATAAAAATCTGTACCTTCTTTTTCTGTAATTTATGCACTTAATAATATTAGCTTAAATAAATCACATCAGGCAATACATTTACTATCCGCTGTCAAGCCAATTTAGAAATGTCATGTTTTATGTTATTGCCTCAACACAGTTGTCATTCCCGCTTTTTTTCTGTCATTCCGACTTGTTCGGAATCGTTCTTTGTACCCCTGTTTTCTTTGTGAAAACAAAGTCCCCCGTGTTTCCTTGTGGAAACAAGGAAGGGGGAAAGAAGGAGTACCTTACGATTCTCGAAGCGAGTCTTCGCGTAGAGTCGCTCCGACCTGACAAGCCCCGTACCATGACGGTACAGGGGCATGCAGGTGTAGGGGGGTGAGATAAGTAAGTCATTGAAAATGCGATAAGTCGGTTTCGGGGTTCTTTACAGTTGCCTTACAGAACCTGAAAACAGGGGAAAATCAAATGACTTTTGATTTATAGGATTTTTATCCAAGATTTGACAGCGAGGGACGAAGTCCTGATGCTTCTGCGGCCGTTTATTTTTGGATGCTTTCAGAAACTGTCCAAAGTATGATTGCCGTGTCTCCAACGTATGCACGAACTTTTACTGTCCCTGTCCATGTTGTTTTAAGTACTGAAACAGGGATTCCAGCTTTTGTGACAATACAGCCATTTTTAAGAAGATAATCAAAACCATTTCTATCGTTTCTTACTGATGCCTGTATAATCTGGTGTAATAAGTCTTTAGTAATACAGGCTGCATAATCGCCTTTTAAGGATTCTGCATTAGCGGTACCTGAAAACGTAAAAACAATAAATATAAAACAAAATGAAATTATAAGTTTTCTTACTTAACCCTCCATTATTCTCAGAAGTTAATAATCAATCTTCTTAATACCTAAAATGGCTCTGACTCCCTTTTTACCTGAAATGATCGGGTCACCACCTGCAATGATTAGCAATGTAGCACCATCAGTTGATCCATTAAAATTATTGATTAAAAGAAAACTGGCTGTATCACCGTTTGCATTCATCCATGAATTATTTTTTGGGAAACCTTGCTGTTGCCAGATAATTTTGCCATTGGACGAAATTAGATATGCTTGTAAAAAAAGCATATATTTACCATTAACCGCGATAGCAGATGATGGTAAATTCCCAATCTTAACGGTGCCTTTTATTTGCAATGCCGGCCTAAAACCAATATTAATTTTATCAACACTAACATCGAAATTTGTTATATCCTTGGATAAATAATGAGAATACTTAATATTATGAAGGAACACTCCAGAATGGAAATATTTATCCATAAGTGACGCATACCATACGTTTGATAAAGACATTGCAGATATTGGCATTACCATCATTATAACAAATAAAAAAATTATTAAAGTTTTACTCCTCTCAGCCAGCATTTAGCCCTCCTCAGTGGAAAAGTTTTTGTTTATATTTTGAAGACCATTAAGGCCTTCTTTAATTTCTTTACGGCCTTTTAAAATTTTAAGCACGAGCTTCTTTGCCTCTGGTAGGTCGGACTTAAGTATTTCGACAATTTCGGTGAGCTCAGGGTCGCCCTTTACATTATTATATATAGCACGATCCTCAGTCACCGTTAAGGAGTTTTCTTCTCGGTGCTTTAAATATGTCTCAATTTCATCCTCTGTATGCCCCTCTATCTGCAACCGCCACCTAATTGCTTCCTCTTCTGTTTGTTCAGATTCCCACTTACCCGTCAAGAGCCATATCGCATCACAGCGGAAAACCCTAACCATTTGAGTGATAAAATTAGAATCGGGGATGCGGTGGCCTTTTTCATATCGATTAATTGTATTTACAGTTAAATTAAGTCGTTTAGCAAATTCCTCTTGGCTCATAGCAGCCATCTTTCTGACGCGTTTAATCCGTTCTCCTAAGTTTTTTTCATCCATTTGTATTTTTACCTTGACAAACTTCATCCATTCGGTTATATTCTCTCATAACAGGTGTTATTGGTATGAAAACAAAAAAAAGAGATTTGGAAATAAAAGTAAAAAATCTCCTCTGGCTAAGAGGGCTTGATGTTGCAAAGCTTGCAAGGCTGATAAAGAAGTCCCGGCCATGGACTTCGCAGGTTTTATACGGGCACGCAAAAAGCGAGGCAACACGCAAGGCGATTGCCCGCGCCTTGGGCGAATATCCATGGGCAGACCATAAGAGTAGGAAGGCGGCGTAATTGGCTCTTACTTTATTATATGACGGCATTTTATTCCCCGGAGCATCAGTTTTTGGCACCTCTCTGATGCTTCTTTTAAGGCGGCGGCCCCGCTGCTTTCTTGCTGGCCCCTGCCCCAGCTCCTGTCTTCCGACAGGAAGACGCAGGGGCAAGACGTGGCAGCGGGCGAAAGCAGGAAGCGGGGTTGCTGCCCTTTTTATTACTAATCATTTTATCTTTTTTTTGCCTGTTTATCAATGGCTAAGTTAAGAAGAAAAATAGACATTCAACAACTTAATATTTTTGACCTTATTAAAGAGGTATCAAAAAAACAGGCTGAAGTCTCCTCAGCTCCATCTATCCGGGGAAAAGAGAGTATTGACGCCGCGGTACGGACTTTAATATCGGATGCTTTAAAGAAATGCTCTTTAAGCCGTTTTGAAGTTGCCGCAAAAATGTCGGAAGCTCTTGGTGTAGAAATTACTAAATCTCAGTTAGACAGCTGGTCTGCCGAGAGCAAGGAAAACCACAGGTTCCCGCTTGTCTACACTGGCGCGTTCTGTCATGCAACCATTAATAAATCTCTTGCGCGTTATATGGCCCAACTCTGTGAGGGATATTTTATTGAAGGGGAAGACGCCATCAGGCTTGAGCTCGGCAAGATTGAGGAGCAGAAGCAGGAGCTCTTGAAAAAGGAGAAGGCGATTAAGGAGTTTCTGGAGGGGCTGAAGCATGGGCGCTGATTATGAAGGGCAGGAAACGCCGATAACGTTTATCAGGGGGTTACCGGATGAGGTGAAGGCGTGCCTGTCTCATCATCTGAGAAATTGCCTTGCGGGGATTTTGGGCGGGGCGCAGATAGGCAGGCCGGATCTGGTAGAGGATGCGGCCAGGCATATGGTTGAGGATTTAAAGAATTTTGGACTTTAAAAGTAATATGAAGAAGATTTTAATTATTTTGGCCTTATTCGCATTTATCCCTGCTGTTTCATGGGCTGAGTGGAGCAAAAAAGACACTGTTTATCAATTAACATATTCGGTCTTGCACGTTGTTGATTGGGGACAGACGAGATACGGCGCCAAAAATTCTGATAAGTTTCACGAGAATAACTTTTTTTTGGGCAGGTATCCGTCAGTTGGGAAGGTTGATACTTATTTTTCTCTGACGCTGATCGGACACGCGGGGGTATCTTATTTGCTGCCGGCTAAGGCTGACATATTTGGTTTGAGAATATATCCCCGCAGGACATGGCAGGTTGTCTGGATAGGGGTTGAAGCAGGGGCTGTGGCGCGTAATTTTAGTATAGGCGTAAAGATAGGATTTTAAAAAAAAGGAGGGGTGTGTGTGAAAGACAATGGCAACAGGTACCGCATTGAGGCGATAGCGCAGGCCGGGCAGGTTCTGAGGGTGATTGCTGATTCAAAAGAGCCTATGGGCGCACAGGAGATAACCCGGGTAACGGGCATCAAGCCGAATACGGCCTTCAGGATTCTGGTCACTCTTGATGAGGTGGGGTTTCTGAAGCAGATCGGGGAGAAGTATGACTTGGGCATGGGGCTGGCGCTGTTCTGGGCCCGGAAGAAGTCGAGGCTTCTTGGGACAAGAGAGCAAATTGACGGGGACTTAAATTCTTTAGAAAAGGAGGAGGAGAATGGCGGGGAAAACACAGGCAAAGAAGCAGTTTGACGAGGATACCAGGACTGCGGAGCTGTATGAGCAGGAGGTTAAAGATGAGGAGAAGAGGGCAAATCTTTCACGCGTGAATAATTTGAATGATGAGCTTAAGCCCTATTCTGACGGGATGGCTTATGACAGGGACAGGGTCATGCATGAAATCAGGTTTTACATGAAGCAAACGGTTGAGGGGATTATTGAAACGGGGAAAAGGCTTGTGATTTTAAAGGAAAAAGAGGAACACGGCAGGTTTATCAACTGCGTTGAGGAACTGGGGATTGCACGCATGACAGCATGGCGGTTTATGGCTATTACTAAGAAATTAGCAAATGTATCACGCGTGAGACATTTAAATATACTCGATATGAAGAAAGGCATTGGCAAATTATATGCCTTTTTGGACATCCCTGACGATGAATTAAAGGAATTCGAGGATACGGGTGAGCTTAGGGGACTTACTATTGATGAGATTGATGCGCTGCCGGTTAAGGAACTCAAACTGCGTTTGAGAAAGAGGGACAAGCAGGCTGAACAGGGGGTGCTCCAGCTCCAGGAGGCTGGGGACAAGATTAAGGATTTGGAGAGGCAGATTCTGGAGATTCAGAAGCCCAAGCTCTATTCATCTGAGGAAGAGAAGTATCTGGATATTATCTCTGAGCTCGGGATGCAGTTTGAGCAGATACTGATGCTAATCCAGGCACGGATAGGGTATGACAAAAACAAGGTACCTCAGGAGGCGCTTAAAAAGCTTTTTTACCTGCTGCTTTTCATGCAAAGGGAGACAATGGACGAACGGGTGAGGCTGTGTCAATTCTATGAAGGGGCTAATGATGTGCCCTGGGAGCCTATGCCGATGGAGCTGCCGCCTGATGATGTTGTAAATAAAAACGTCCCTCACCTGAGCAAGATTGCAAATTACAGAAAGGCAAAGTCCCCCGTGTTTCCTTGTGGAAACAAGGAAGGTCCCCCTTCTTTGTTTTCGACAAAGAAAACAGGGGGACAAGGGGGAAAAAAGAAATAGGCATGAACGTATCTGAGTCTATCCTTATCCATGTCTATAACAGCCTTGCCGGTCTGAGTAACGGCGAAGTGAAGGGAAAGGTTCTGGAGCTGGCAACCCATTACGGGGTTTCTGTGCAGACGGTTTACCGGTGGGCGTCTAAAAAAGGGCTCAGGCGGCGTAAGGAAAGAATTACTAAGGGGCAGTCAAGGATCCCGGATGATGCCCTGATGCAGGCGTCAACTCTGCTGTATTCTGCGCGAAGGGCTTCTAATGAAATCCCGCTGCCTGCGTGTGATGCGAAGGAGATCCTGGAGGACTCGGGGTTTGATACGGGAGGGGTATCTACCGGTTATTTCCTTAAGCGCCTGCGTGAAAAGCAGATATCCTCTAAAGACATTCTCAGGCCTTCTCCGCATCAGTCTTTGTTAAGTAAACATCCCAATCATGTCTGGCAGTTCGATGTTACGAACTGTATCCAATATTTCCTTGACGATCAAAAGGGCATGGGTGAAAGGGACCCGGATATGGAGCTCTATAAAAATAAGATTGTCAAGACTGCAAAGACGATCAGAAAGGAGCTCCTGAGATATGCTGCGGTAGACCATTGTACCGGGGCTTTTTATTTCAGGTATTTCTATGCAAGCGGTGAGCGCGCAATAGACGGCTCTCAGTTTCTGTTTGAAGCGATGCGGCCAAAGGATGAGCTTTTGGAGGTTACTTTCAATGGAGATTCAGGTGCAAAAAAGGGGAAGTATCACTTCCACGGGGTGCCCTTTATGATTGTTGCCGACAGGGGTTCGATTGTCGCGGCAAAGGCTAATCAGGCTTTGTTTGATTCTCTGAGGATTGATCTTAAGCCCCATCTGCCCGGCAATCCAAGGGCAAAAGGCGCGGTTGAAGGTCTTATGAAAATTATAAACGGCTTTGAGGCAAGGCTTAGATTTAACAGGCCGTCAAGCCTTGAGGAGCTGAATGCCTGGGGTTTGGACTGGGGCATCATGTACAACGGGGTCAAAGATATGAGAGGGATAGCCCCGCGCTCTGCGCTCTGGTCCATGATCGCAAAGGAGCAGCTCAGGCTCTGCCCGGATGAAAAGCTCTACAGGCTGTTGATCCATGAGCCTGTTATTACGAGGAAGGCAGACGGCGGATGCTATATCAGGGTTGACGGCAGGGTGTACAGAATCCCTGACTGTAATGCTGTAAGAAAACAGGTTGAGGTTGTGAGGCATCCTTATGAATATCCTGCTGTTGAGGTGCATTTCAACGGATATGTCTGGCTGTGCCAGCCGGTGCCGGTGGACCAGTTCGGAAGGCTGACGACCGGCGTCCAGTATGGTGAATACAAGGCGCTTAAGCAGACGGAGACTCAGAAGGCAAAAATAAAGTTTGAAAAGATTGCGGAAGACTGGGGCCTTAAGTGGAAAGGGACCGGTGATAAGCGTAGGGCCGAGGCTCCTCCTGTCGGTTATACCTCGCCGCTTAAGGTCTTCGGGCATCAGGCTGAGAAGGTCGGCAATGTGGAATTCATAAACCGGAAAGGCACGCCTCTGGAGATTAAGCAGTCTGAAATGCCGGAGAACAGGCCGCTCAGGCATGATGCGCATGAGGCAGACAAAGGTATTGCATCGAGGAGAATATCTTTCATTGAATTTATAAAAATGATTATTCAGCAGGTTGGTCCTGTTTCAAAAGAACTGAATCAGAAACTAAGGGCCGAGCATGGGGAATCAATTGAGATATCAAGGGCAGAGGAGGTGATTAGGGATATTCAGGAAGGTGGAGGGAGTGAGAAGGACGTTAGGGAGGTTGCTGTATAGGCAGGGGGACAGTCCCCAAGAAAAAAAGAGGAGGTGTGTGATTTTGGGAGGCATATCTGTGGCGCTGAAAATGGACATTAAACCTATTGTTTTAAAAGAGCTGGTCTCTGACTGCGATATCAGCCAGGGGCAGTTTGCAAAGGCGACCGGACTTTCAAGGGCTACTATCAATCTGGCTGTCAACAGGGGGTATATACCGACCCGCAGTCCGGATTTCAAGGGGACGGTAGAGAAATACATACGCATGCATACACCGGCTATGCAGTGGCTTAAGGCAAGGAATCTTGTGACTGCTGATATCTGGAAGCGGGGAAAGAAACTCTGGAAGGTTAGCCCGCCGGGCAACATAAAAAGGTCATGGGAAAAGAGAAAGGTAAAGGCGCTGGTCCCGGGAGATCCGGGGGAATTAATTATTGACTGGGAGGTGGAAATGATAAAACAGGAGGCGATGAAGCATTTCAGGATCTTCCGCAATCCGTTTATTGATGATATTCAAAAGGATTCGGATATTTTTATGTCGGAGGAGCACAGGTACATTGAGGCCGCTATGATTGATGCGGCAAGGCACGGCGGTTTCCTTGCTGTAGTCGGAGAGGTCGGCTCAGGCAAGTCTGTGATGAGGAGAAAGGTTGTTGAGCAGCTCCGCAGGGACGGGGATGTGCTGGTTATCTACCCTCAGATTATTGACAAGAGAAGGCTGTCGGCTGCATCTATCTGCGATGCAATTATTATGGATATCTCGGATGAGTCGCCCAGGATTAAGCTTGAGCAGAAGACAAGGCAGGTGCAGAGGCTGCTGCTCAGCAGGTCAAAAAACAATTACCGCTCCTGCCTGATGATAGAGGAGTCGCATGACCTTAATGTAAATACTCTGAAATATCTGAAGCGATTCTACGAGCTGGAGGACGGCTACAAGAAACTGCTCGGTATTATCCTTATCGGGCAGATAGAGCTTAAGGAGATGTTCAATGAGAGTCTGCATGTGGAGATGAGGGAGGTTATCAGGCGGTGCCAGATAGCTGAGATCCAGGGACTGAACGGCCGTATAAAGGAATACCTCACTTTGAAATTCAAACTGGTCGGTTGTGACATTGAAAAGGTTTTCAGCAACGATGCGTTAAAGTCGCTGGCTAAAAGGCTCACATCAAAAGACCGCCAGGGCAAAACAATATCACACGCCTACCCTCTGCTGGTAAATAACTATGCTGCAAAGGCGATGAATATGGCGTTTGAGATGGGGGAGTCAAAGGTTACGGAAGACGTGGTGATGACGATATAACCCTGTACCACGTGGGGTACAGGGCAGGCCCTGAACTGCGTGGAGAAAAGGAAGGAGGTGTGATGAGGACACACAGAAGATTCGATGATGAGGTAAAAAACTTTTTGATATGGGTGCTTATTAGCCTGGGTTTGTTTGTAGTGGGGCTGTATGCGGGAGGGGAGATTGCAGGCAACAGTGACAAGTTGCTTCGTAACGAGATGACTGAGCTCAGGGCGGCCCTGGAGCTGTATCCAAATTCTGTGGTGATTATGCCGGGGCATGTTGCGGCGAAGATGGGGTATGAGCCGAGGAGGAAAGACCTGGACTTAAGATTAAGAACCCTGGATCAAACAGAGGGAGGGAAACTGCAATGATAACAGGGATGATAATAGGTTTTCTTGTCGGCGGGTTTTTCGGGATATTAGTGATGTGCATGATGAATGTTGCAAGTAGTGCAGACTACAGGATCGAAAAAATTTTACAAGGAGGTAAGGGAGATGAGCCTGGATAATATTGAAAAACTTACAAGGGATTATGCACATGCCCGGAGGATTCTTGCGGATAGGGTGGAGGAGCTTGAGAAGAAAATCAGCGATCTCAAGAAAAGGGCGCTGCCCATGATCCGCAAGTGCGTGGAGGCTACTGCACACAGACACGCAGAGCTGGCGGCGGTTATAGAGAGAAGCCCTCAGCTTTTTAAAAAGCAGAGGACTATTATTTTTCACGGGATCAAGGTCGGGTTTCAGAAGGGCAAAGGCATGCTGAAGTGGGAGTCGCCCGATATGGTTGTGAAGCTGATCAGAAAGCAGTTCCCGGATCAGGCAGATACGCTCATCAGGATAAGTGAAGTGCCTTTAAAATCAGCGCTGGCGCAGTTGAGCGCGGCAGAGCTGAAAAAGCTCACGATTACGGTTGTTGAGACAGGGGATCAGGTGGTGATTAAGGGTACGGACAGTGAGATTGATAAGCTGGTGGCTGCGCTGTTGAAAGAGGATGACCCTGCGATGAGCTCAGGACTGGCAGGCTCAGGATTTAAGGAGGTAGCGTGAAACCGATACATATAAACGCAAAAACTATTTCTGATGCATGGTTCCAGTTGTTATGGAGCATTTTTGATAATTCTTATCGTCAGAACATACAACGTGGTTCTTTTGAAAAGGAGCAATACCGGTTGCAGTATCCAGGGGCAAGTATTTATATTGAGTTCCCGCATCAAGATATAGTGCCAGTTATACCGACTGCTTTAAGTATCCCCTCACCGACAACAATGAAATATATTGAACACTACTTTGCCGATTATCTTATGAATCCGGAACTCGGGGAAAATGAAACATATAAATATGCAAGCAGAATATGGGAGGCTATCCGGTTACATCCCGACCATGATTCACCCAAGACAACATCAATAATAGAAGTCATTCACATGCTCATAGAGACGCCCTTCACAAATCATGCAGTTATTGAAATCGCAAAGCCTGAAGACATTACCTGTTGCGTGGGAAAGGATGGTAAAAATGATCCGCCCTGTTTGCGCCTCATAGATTTTAAAGTGATCCCGCCAGACCTTTTGACTGTGACAGTCTACTTCCGTTCATGGGATTTGTGGGCCGGGCTGCCTTCTAACCTTGGAGGCATTGAGTTACTGAAACAATATGTAGCTTCAGAGGCTGGACTGAAGAATGGGCACATGTATGCGTATAGTGCTGGCCTTCACATCTATGGGTATCAGGAAGAGATAGTACGAATAAGAACAATGAAGCCAAAGGAGGAGGTGTAGGAATGGGAACTAAACAAGAGCCGGGAAGATATGATTGTTTAGAAAAGCTATATGAAGATGAGCCGTTTTTTGTGTTGAGGGCCCAAGATGTATTAGCTGATGACCTTGTGATTTTTTGGGCTGATATGGCAGAGGCTCAGGGTTGTAATCCTAAAAAAGTGCAGGAAGCAAGAGATATTGCCATAGCTATGAAGCAATGGAACCCACGTAAATTACCAGACTAAGGAAAGGAGGAGGTGTGAAACCGATAGATTTTGATGAAGCTATTATCAAAATTGGAAGGATTGAAATTAAAAGTGATGGCCTACCGCGCAATACGCATATTAAATTTGATGGGAAAGAGACAAATGATATTGAAAGGATGGTGATTATTATAGATGCATATAAAGACATGGTAGAAATTTATTTTAAGATTAATCCATTAATTAAGAAGGAGGTGGCGTGAAGAATAGGTGGCAGATTAATGATTGAGCAGGTTCAATTAGACTTTGAGGCGCTGGTTAAGGGCTCTGAGTTAACCCGGGAGGAGCGGTTGGTCTGGGAGGCTGTTCAGCCTCGCAGAGGGAAGGAGAACGCTATTTTAGGGCCCATGATATCAGCTATGACTGAAATCGAGTACAACAGGATCAGGGAGATTATTTCTCATCTAATTAAAAGACATGGCCGTTTGATAGCCAGTTATTCAAGGGGATATTTTATCCCCATCACCCCTGAGGAGGTTATGGAGGCGACGAGGTCGTTACGTCACAGGGGGATCATGATCCTGGTGCGGGCATCAAAGCTCCAGAGGATATCTCTGGAGGAAATATTTCACCAGGCTAAGATGGAGTTTAATAATGAAGCAAATTGATAACACTCAAAAAAAGCTCATTCATATTGCTAAGGCGCAGTTGAAGTTGAGTGATGAGGAGTATCGGACAATGCTCTCTGAGCGGTACTGGGTGAATAGCTGTAAGTCTCTGGCTTATGACGATGCGCATGCTTTGATTGAGCATTTTAAAACTCTCGGCTTTAAGGTGGTTACGAAAAAATATGAAAGGAGGAAGACTGCGCCGAATCTGATCCGGCTTGTATCGAAGCAGCAGCTTGCCAAGATTGAACATCTGAAAGAGGATATCCGCTGGATAGTAAAGCCTGATGGTTATCAGAGATGGCTTAAGAAATATTTAAAACAAGACCCTGCCCGCATTGCAACTTCGAAACAGGCGAATGCTGTTATTGAGGCATTAAAGTCAATGCGTGAAAGGCAGCAAAAAACCCTTCGACAGGCTCAGGATGAACCAGGGGGACAAGGTACCCCTACTTTCTGGCTGGCCCCTGCGTCTCACGACGCAAGACGTGGCAGCGGGCGAAAGTGGAAGGGGTACAAGGAGGGAGCTGGGAGATATGATTTTCGGGAATAAAGACAAGGACGAGGATAAAAAGCAGGACCCGGGAAGTGAGAGGCTGTGGAAGGATCTGAATGATGCTGAGATGAGCTGGTGCTGTAAGTTTTTGATTGAGATAAAGACTAAATTTAAATTGGCTCATTTTTCTTTTATGACGCCAAAAGGTGAATACGCAGGGATGAATTTAAATTATTGCCCCCGATGCGGCCGGAGGCTCGCATGAGAAGGAAGCTGTGAACTCTGAGTGGATTAAGGAGATATCAATCGAGGACCTGCCTCCGAGTTATCAGGAGGTGGCAAGGATCGTGGGCGTTGAAAACGCTGTAAAGCTGTCTGAGCAGCTTGGCGGACTGGGTTTTTATTTTCCCAAGATAGACAGCCTGATACAGAAGAAACGTGACGAGAAGATTCGTAAGGAATTCAGTGGATGCAACCACCAGGAGCTTGCACGGAAGTATGGACTCAGCGAAATCTGGATACGCAACATTGTGCAGAATGGGGAGAGCAAAAAACAAACTGACCTTTTTGCTGAAAAATCAAAAGGGATTTGATAGAATTTAGGAGGCATCAAATGATTAAATACAAAAATTGTAAATATTGGGGTAAAGGTGGAGATGGTTCTTTAGATGATGGCAAGCAATTTGCTATGTCTATGGAGCAATTCAATAAGGCCATAGAGCCGTATATCCGAGAGATAATAAAAATAGTAAATCTTCTTCCTCGGACAATCACCGTGACCGGAAGGAACGAGGTTGAATTTAAAACACACTGGACTCCTGAAGCAAGGGAGGCTGTCAAAATAATTAATGAAATTATTGAGTATAATCGCACGAAATATTTTGAGACATAACAGCTATTAGTCAGATCTCCCATTGAAGAAAGATTCCCGTCAAGCGGGAATGACACAACAACCCCTTCCAATAACCTACTTCACTAAACTAATTTACTAAACTACTTTAGAGGACTTCTGTGTTCTCTCCTCTCTAAGCTTACTGCATATGCAGTCTGATTATAAACATTCCCAGTGCTTCTTACACCTCACACCTCCAAGAACGGCGGGCGGGTTGGCCTGCTCGTCCGCCGTCATACCTCTACAAGAGAAGAAAGATTCCGGCCAAGCCGGAATGACAGGAAAAAAAAAGAAAGATTCCGAACATTCATCCTTCGTAGTTTCATCCTTCGCAGTGCTACGGAGAACGGAACTACGGAGAACGGGAGTCGGAATGACAAAAAAATGACGATGAGCACGGATAAAAACGAGGTTTTTAAAAAGCTCGAGGATATAGAACTCTTGACTCTTGTGATGTATGGAGAGGCGCGGGGTGAGGGGCTTGACGGAATGCTTGCTGTAGGCTCTGTAGTTTTAAACAGGGTAAAGCAAAAGGTCTACGGCAACGGGATAAAGGGCGTGATTTTAAAGAAGTATCAATTTTCAACGTTTAACGAGAGAGACCCTAACAGGGAATCCCTAATTCGAATTGCATTTGATTTTAAATCACATCTTGAGAGTTTTTTAACTTTGCGGGCCGGATACTGGGTTGCAAAGGGGCTGTTAGAAGGCTACTTGCACAGCAATGTAGGGGATGCAAATCACTATAACACAAAGGGGGTAGACCCTAAGTGGGATGACAATATGACGTTAATCAGGGTTATTGGAAACCATGAGTTTTTTGAGGGCAGATAGGATGACAATACGGGAAGAAATAACGGAGATAATATATTTGGCCCTCTATTTCCAGGGCACTGATTTAAGTCAGGAAGTATTGGATTCTAAAAGGCGTATAGCTGAAAAAGCAGCTGACAAAATCCTTAATCTATCCATTCCACCCCTTTTATGTCAGTCAATACCCAAAAGCACTCACCTAATGAATGGAGAATTGTATCAGAAACTTAAACGGGAAGCGGTACAGGAGGGGGAACAATGAAGAATTTTATCCTAACAAGGATTTTAAGGGCGATAGCGAAACCGTTTGATGGGTATAAAACGCAAATAAGCGGACTGATTCCCTTCTGTACTGGAATAATTGCACTTATAGGGGTGTTATTCCCGGATATAGCCGTTCAATATCAATTGCCGGAATCAAATATGGGACTTGTGCTTGCATCCTTTACAACGGCTTTTGGCTTATGGGGGCTTGGTGGTAAATCTGAAAAGAATAAAAAAGCAGTAGAAGAGCAAACAAAAACTATGAAAGAGATGAATACATTGTTTCAAAAGAGTTCACCAACTTTGAAAGCCACTATTCCTGCAGAACCAGAAGAGAAAGCTGGTGGATACAGGAAGCCAGGAGGGGATGACTGATTTCCGCTATGGGGGTATGGTGAACGAGAGAAGGACGAATGAGCCTACGATCTGAAAAGAGTATCAAGTACCCGTATCGCCTAAGGCGGAAAAAATAGCCAAATGAAATGGCGACGCATAAGGGCAAAGCTCAGGGATTTTTTACTGCAGAAGCCGGGTCCGCCTCAGGCCGGGGGACATGGCAGATATGACCGGCTCTTTGTGACCGGCTCTTTGAAAAAATGGGAGAAAGGGTCAGGCCTCATGCCCCGCAGGATCGTAATCCCGGTTTTTCAGAAACCGTTTGGAAGTTTTAAAAATTTATTTAAGAGGAGGAGGAAAAGATGATGAAAAAGGATTTTAGAATTTACAGGTTAATGGTGCTGGTTCTGGCAGTTGTTCTATTTCTCGGGCTTTCTGCCTGCACCAAGTCATGGAAGAAAGACTCTGTTCTGGTTTATGGAGGGACTGCTGATACTCTGGTAATAGCCGGGGAAACTATCAAGCAGGCATACAGGGACAAGCTCATCAATATTGAGGAGTACGCAAAGATAAGGGCGGTTTACAATAAAGCCGTCAGGCTTAATCTTGTTATTGGCGATGTCCTGAAGATTGCGATTGAGGCAGAGGATGCTGTGCTGAAAAAGGCCAGTTTTGCTAAGTATCAGAAGTTGTTGAATGACTTTATCCCTCTGCTTATGGAACTCAGTCAACTGGCGGTTGAAATGGGTGTGAAAATAAACATAGGCGGCTGAAGAGGCCGCAACTGGATGTAAAAATAAATAGAGTCCCCCGTGTTTCCTTATGGAAACAAGGAAGGGGGATAAGAGGAGGTAATTAAAATGGCGTTTAAAGATATGTCACCGGAGGATATTACAAAGATGGTCGGCCTGGCTACGGCGGCCTTGACCGGACTCGGGCAGTTGAGCCTGATGTTGATAAGGGTTGTTAAGCAAAGCAAGGAAATGGCAGAGACAGATAAGGATGAGCTTATTGCCATGATTAATCAGGCACAGGCACAGTTAAAGCCTTTGCCGACTGCTGAGGAGCTGGATAAAGAGCAATGAGAGGAAGTAAATAATGGAAGGGCTGGCAGTTGAAAAGTTACTGAGCCTGCTGGAGTTCGGCGGGCCGTGGGCTATTGTGTTTTTCATCTGGTGGCAGGGCGTTAAGGAATCAAAGAGATGGGAAGCGAGGTTCCAGGCTGTAAAGCGCATGTATGAAGACAATGTGGTACTGGTTAAAGGCTATGAAAAACTCTCTAATGATCAACAGGAATTAATCATCATGAATACGCAGGCAATTACAAAGCTCACAACAATTATCAAGGAGAGGATTAAAACATGAGCGAGATGCTGAAACTTAAAGGCGCGCTGTCTGAAAAAAGATTAAAAAGGCGGCAATTGATCCTTGAGGCTGATACTCACATAAAGCACATCAGGGACATCTTTGCTGATTCTGTGTATATGCCTGTTACTGAGATAGATGCTGAAGGCGCTCACCTGTTGGCAGGCAAGATCCTTAACCTCCAGAAAAAAATAAAAGAGCTTGATGAGGAAATCAGGAAGATTAATAAAGAGCTTGAATAAAAGAATCGCTCAATTTAACAGGTGTCATTCCCGCTTGTCGGGAATCCTTCTGAAAACAAGGAAAGATTCTGGACAAGCCAGAATGACAGACAGATGAAAGGGAAGTCGTGGAAAAAGGCAAACCTTCAAACAGCATTTGACACTTACTGCGCAAGCGGCGGAAGCATGGAGGCCGCACGCAAGGCGCTGAAAGAGAAAGGGCTGGAAGTCTCAAGGCCCACGCTCTATGACTGGGAAGGTAAATATGACTGGAAGAACCGCAAGTCAGAGATTGACCTGAGACGGCAGGAGACTGAAGGGCAGACACAGGACGAAAACCTGCTTGCAGGGCTTTTATCGCAGAAAAAGAAGTTCGAGGGACACTTTGATTCACTCGGGATCGAGATAGACCCGCAGGTAACTTATGCGTATACGAATATTGTTAAGTCGATTATTGACATCAGGGCAAAGACAAATGCCAACAGGGTAGAGCTTTTCATGGAATTCTTTAAAAATTTAATTGATTATGCGCATAAAAATGACCCGCAGGCAGTGGATGTCATTGAACGCAACCTTGATGACTTTGTGCAGTACATAAGAGAGAAGTATGGGAACTGAAAAAATTAAGGAACTGGATTCCCGCTTAAGGATTGCGGGAATGACATTATATGGCAACTAAATTCACAGACAAAAAATTCAACAGAGAGCTCGAGGCGCTGAGGTCGCTCATACAGTCCAAGGCAAAGCCTTTCCCTGATAATAAAAAAACCCAGAGGGAAAGAAAAAAGCGGGCGTCAAGAGACCTCGAGTACTTTGGCAAGACGTATTTCCCTCATTACGTGACTGCGGAATGCTCAGAGCTCCACAAATATATCAGCACCCGGTTTTCAGGGATGGTGCTTCAGTCTGTCAAAACAGGTAACGGAGACAGGGAGGCTGATGCCGCGCCCCGGGGAAGCGCAAAATCAACATGGATGACGCTGATTCTTCCGGTATGGGCAGCGGCTTTTAAATACAGGCTGTTCTCTCTTGTTGTCTCGGATACTGCGACACAGTCAGAGGATTTTATCTCGTTCATAAAAGCTGAACTTGAAACAAACGAAAGACTGAAGCAGGACTTTCCTGAGCTCTGCGGAGAAGGGACTGTGTGGAGGGCTGATACTATCATCACACGCAGCGGAATAAAGATACGCGGCGCAGGAAGCGGGCAGAAATTAAGAGGCATGCGGCACGGAAACAAACGGCCTGACCTGGTGATATGCGATGACCTTGAAAATGACGAGGCCGTGGAGTCGCCGGACCAGAGAAAGAAACTTGAGAAATGGTTTTTCAAGGCCCTGATGAAGATCGGGCAGAAAGATACTGTCTCTGCCGTTGGCGGGACGATCCTTCATTATGACAGTCTGCTCTTTAATCTGCTTAAGAAGCCCGGCTGGAAGGGCAGGAAATTTAAATCAGTAATCCAGTGGTCTAAATCTCCTCTGTGGGAAAAATGGGAGACAATATTTGCGGATATCTCCGGCGGCAAGGCAGAGGCAGAGGCCGCTGCAGACAGGTTCTTCTACGGGCATGCAGCAGAGATGCTTGCAGGGACAAAGGTGCTCTGGCCGGAGGTTGAGGATTATTACTACCTCATGAAAATGAGAATCTCTGACGGGCCGGCTTATTTTGATTCTGAAAAACAGAACGAGCCGATTAACCCGGAGGACTGTTTATTCCAGGAAGACTGGTTCCAGTACTGGGAAGACGGTGAAGTGGATCTCGCCGGCATCCCTCATGCCGGAGTGGTCGACCCTTCGATGGGCAAGAAGTCAAAGAAGCGTGACCCGTCTGCAATCCTTGACGGCAGGATGAAGGAGAACATCATCTATGTCGGCATTGCAGATATTGAGAAGAGGCATCCTGACAGGATCATTGACGACATCCTGAATTATCACGAAAGGGATAAATTCGATAAGTTCGGGGTTGAGACTATAGCGTTTCAGGAGTTTTTCAAGGACACGCTCGTGAAAGAGGCGCATAAGCGGGGGCTAACCCTTAATGTCACAGAGATCAAGCCCAACAAGGATAAATTCCTGCGCATTCAGACCTTACAGCCGTGGATTAAAAACGGCTGGATACGGTTCAAAAAAGAGCAAAAGACAATGATCGAGCAGTTGAGATACTTCCCCAAGGGTGATCACGATGACGGGCCTGATGCTCTGGAGATGCTGAAATCAATGATTGAGAAACAGATGAAAGCGGCGGCGTCAGTAAGCAGTGAGCCGGAGAAAGAGGATTACCACGCAGAGCGGTCAACAGGCTCGCGCTGGGTGGACAGATTCTTCGGACGCGGGCGGAGGAGCCTGGCGGCATGACCCCGTACCACGTAGGGTACAGGGTAAAAAGAAGGAAATGAAAATTAAAGAAAAGATCGTTAACAGGCTTTTCGGGAACGTCATTGAAGAGAAAGTCAAAGAACGCCTGGCTGCTGCCTCGATCACTGACGATGATGAGACCGGCTGGAGAAAGCTGACCGGCAATACAACCCGTGACCTTGATCCGATTAAACAGGACCGCATGATAAAGATTGCCTACTGGCTCTGGGAGAACAACCCCATGGCGCGGTGGCTCATTGAAATTTTAAAAGACTTTATCCTGGCTGAGGGACTTCCGTATGAGACAAAGAATGAAAAGGTCAAGGAATTGCTCGATGATTTCTGGTATGACCCTCTCAACCGCATGGATCTGTATGCTGAAAAGCACGTCCGGGAGCTTTATCTCTTTGGTGAGCTCTGCCTGCCGGTATTCACAGCCGAACAGACAGGGAAGCTAAGGCTTGGCTACATAGATCCGGCTGAGATAGACAAGGTCGAGACAGACCCTGAAAACGTAAAGGCGACTGTCGGGATCATTTTAAAAAGCAAAGCAGGTGAGGAAGCGAGAAAGCTTAAGACCATACTGCCGAAAGATGCGGAAACGATCCTCTCAAAAAAGGCCCGGCAGATGAGGGAGTCATATACAGACGGCGAATGCTTTTTCTTTACTGTCAATAATGTTACGAACTCGCCCCGGGGCAGGAGCGAGCTGCTTACAGTGGCTGACTGGCTGGATGCGCTTGAGCAGTTCATGTTTGATTATGCGGATAAATGGCCGCTGCTGAACACGTTTATGTGGGACCTTATGGTTGATGGAGCGGGTGATAAGGAACTCAAGGAACAGCTGCGGGCATTCACAAAAAAGTCAGGCTCGGTCTTTGCCCACAATGAAAAAGTTACGCTTGAGGCAAAAACGCCGGACCTGAAGGCCGCAGATGCTGAACAGGGCGCAAGGCTCTTCAGGAATCACATCCTCGGCGGGCTGGGCTTCCCTGAGCACTGGTTCGGAGGCGGAGGGGATGTCAACAGGGCTACGTCTGTAGAGATGGGCACACCGACATTTAAGATGCTTAGCTCAAAGCAGAAGTATGTGAAATACATCTTTGAGACTATTTTTGAGTATGTCATAACAAAGGCGCTCGAGGCCAATTACCTGAAAGTCAGCGAAGATGAAGCCTATGACTATTCTGTAATTACACCTGAGCTGTGTACAAAAGACATCACAAAAAATTCAACATCTGTCCAGCAGATATCCTCAGCCCTGGCCATTGCCGAGGTAAACGGATGGGTTGACAAGGAGACTGCACAGAAAGTCTTTGCGCTTGCCCTGTCTTTTTTAGGCATGGAGATAGATGTTAAGGATGTAAAAAAGAAGGTTGAAGCTAAAAAAGCAAAAGAAGGATATGAGGATTATGACTAAAGACCGCAAAAAAGCCGCATGTCAAAATGCGCCACAATCGATTTTCAGGCGCAAAGACGTACAAACCATCGGGTTTTCAGCGAAGATGGAAATTGACATGTTTATAAACATGTTAAAACGCGGATTAGGGGCTCTAATTTGAAAACAGTAAGCGCTGAAATACTTAAAATCCTGAAAGAAAAGGATAAGGGCATTGTTTCCGGCACTAAAGCCATCAAAAAAATGCTTGAGGAGCTCCAGCTCCAGGTGTTTGCCGAAATCAGCATGGCGGCAGTTGGTTCGTGGGATGCTTATTATCTGCCGACACTTCAGCAAACCATTGAAGCGCAGATAAAAAACTTTACTGCAAAGGCAAAAGTAGAGGCCTCCGGGATGATGGAGGATGCGTGGGTGTACGGCCAGGCTCTTGTGGATGAGCCCCTGGCAGTTGCAGGTATATTTTTCGGGATGCCGGATCTTTCCACATCAGTGCTCGATACGCTCAAGGATTTCACACTTGGGAAATTATCGAATGTCGGGGATGCGGCATTTGACAAAATCAAAGGCGAGTTGACTATGGGGCTTTTGGGCGGCAAGACGCCGCAGGAGGTTATAACGGCGATAGGTAAAAACCTGAGTGACCCCTCAATCTTTAAATCGATTGCCTCCCGGGCAGAGGCAATTACAAAGACTGAGATGGGCAGAGTGTTCTCAGTGGCAACACAAAGGAGAATGAAGCAGGCGGCAGAATATGTTCCCGGGCTTCAAAAGCAGTGGAAACATGCAGGCCACCCTAAAAAGGCGCGGCCCACTCATCTTACTGCAGACGGGCAGAAAGTACTGGTGAATGAGAGATTTAACATCGGAGGAGAGATGATGGAACACCCGAGAGATCCGGGTGCGCCGCTCGATGAGGTAATAAATTGTGGTTGAGACCATTTTCCATATCACCCCAATTGGGAGTGAAAAATTTTACAAGGAGGTAGACATGAGTACAAGACCGATTGACGCAAGGTATTTGAAGGGGCTGAAATTCCACAGTGCGGAAAGCAAGACTGTGGTGGAAGACGGAAGGAAGGTCAAAAAGTTCATGCCGACTGAGAGGCCGCTTGAGCCTGAAGACGTTCTTTCCTGGAAGGACAAAGGCGATTCAGTGGTCATTGTGACCGCGGACGGACGGAAGGTCACTGTGAGTAAGTCCGGCAAGCCTGTTGTCCCCCCGGATGAAAAGACCGGCAAGGATAAAAATGGCGGCAAAGGGAAAGACGGCAAGAAATGAAGCTCAGCTATGAACAGATAAGGGAGCTGATATACAGGGCTCTTCCGAATGCCTATATTGTTGAGCTCTATGATGATCACTTCATTGCCGAGGAAGGAGAGAAATATTATCAGGTCAGCTATGCAATAGTGGATGATGAGCTGACGCTGGGGGACAAAGTCGAGGTAAAGAGAAAGGTCGAATACGTAAAAATACAATCGGCAATCAGACTCTCAGGCGCGCAGGATAAAAAAGCAGATGACTATGGGTTTAAATGGAAAGTCCGCATTGTAGAGTTCGGCACTGATAAAAACAAGACCTACTGGACAAAAGAGCCGTTGGTTGCATCTCTTTCACTCTTTGAAGGAGCAAGGGTCTTTATGCTCTCTGAGGCACAGCACCAGGATAAAAGCCATCCATTCGGCAAGCCGCCGACAGAGCTGATCGGCTGGCTCTCAGGCGTTACAGCAGATAACAACGGGATTGAGGCTGAGCTTAATATCCTGAAATCAGCAGACTCCTTAAGAGATGCCCTGGTTGATTCATGGGAGAGAGGGAATCCTGACCTGCTCGGGCTTTCATTGGATTTAAAAGGGAATGCAAAGAAAAAAACAGTTGCAGGGCAAAAGGTGCTTTATCTTGAGGGAGTGAAAAGTGTCACTGTTGACATTGTTTATGACCCCGCAGCGGGCGGGAAATTTTTAAGGATGGCCGCGGCCGTTAAGGCAGGCCAGAAGTCCCCCGTGTTTCCTTATGGAAACAAGGAAGGGGGAAAGGAGGCAGAAATGTTGAAAAAACTGTTGGCTGCCTTGAAGGAGCAGAGGTCAGACCTCTATGCGACCATCGAGGCAAAAGTAAAAGACGGCACAGTCACGGAAGATGAAGTTATAGATCTCCTTGGCAGCGCCATTGTAAAAACAGAGGACCTTGATGGAAGAATCAAGGCAACGGTGCTGGAGGCAGTTAAGGCGCCGCTTGAAGAGCTTAAGGCTTCGCTTCAGAAAAAGCCCGGGGATAACGGGGACAATGGCGGGCAGCCGGACCCTAAGGAAATCCTTAAACAAACCCGTGTCATAGCATGCGGGATTATTCTCATGGACGAGATTAAAGGCTCGGAACTGCCGGAGCTTTCTCAAAAGAAAATTGAAAAGCAGTACCGGGGCAAGGTCTTTGAAACCGAGGATCTCAGGGCTGCAATCAATGACGAGAAGGAGTACGTTGACAAGCTCACAGGCTCAGGCGGGGTGCACGGCGCAGGTGATGTGCGGATAACCGAGACCGACCTTGAGGCGCGGGTGAAGATGCTCGATGACTTCTTCGACCACAAAGTGCACAGCCTTAAAACCTGTTATATCCATCTCACCGGGGATGACAAGGTGACAGGGGAGCTTAAGGCTGCAAGCAGGCTCAGGGCGTCTATTGATACGACCACCTTTGCACAGATCTTCGGCGATTCCGTCACAAGGAAGATGGTCAAGGAGTACGGAATGCCCGGGCTGGATGAATGGAAAAAGATTGTTGATATAGTGCCCCTTGCTGACTTCCGCACAAACAGGCGCACAAGAATGGGTGGCTACGGAGACCTGCCGGCTGTTGCCCAGGGCGGGGCTTACGCTGCACTCAGCTCTCCCGGTGATGAGGAAGCCACCTATGCCGCAAGCAAAAGAGGCGGCACGGAAGATCTCACCCTTGAGGCTATCAAGAACGATGATGTGGGGAGTATAAGAAGGATCCCGACGAAGATGTCAAGGGCTGCAAAGAGAACGCTCCATAAGTTTGTCTTTGATTTTCTGAAAGACAACCCGACCATCTATGACTCAGTAGCTCTCTTCCATGCTAACCACGGCAACCTCGGCTCTGCCGCACTTGATGCGGCAAACCTGACTCTAAGGCGTCAGGCAATGCTTGCGCAGACAGAGGGGGATTCGGGCGAGGTGCTCGGCATACCGCCCAAGTTCCTGATTGTGCCTGTTGAGCTGGATAAAACTGCATATGACCTGGTAGCTGCGCCGAGGAATTCCGACTTTAACCCGACTGCTGCGGACTTTACCCGTACGCTTCAGCTGGAGTTGATTGTTGTGCCTTACTGGACAGACGCTAATGACTGGTGTCTGGCCGCTAACCCTGCTGACATCCCTACAATTGAGATTGGATTCCTTGACGGCCAGCAGGAGCCTTCTCTGTATGTTCAGGATATGCCGAATGCAGGCTCCATGTTCACAAACGATAAGCTCACATACAAAATCAAGCACACCTACGGCGGCGTGCCGATTGAATACAGAGGGCTGGACAAAAGCGTAGTAGCGTAGCGAAAAGATAAACCGCCCCCCCCTTCTTGCTTTCGCAAGAAAGCAGCGGGGGCTACAAACTATAGAGAAGTCCCCCTACTTTGTTTTCACAAAGGAAACAGGGGGACAAGGAGGACACATGAGAATCAGAATCAAAAGTCTTTTGCTGGCAGTGATTATGCTCTTTATATTCATGATCATGCCAATGATAACTATGCCCGGGCCGGCGCATGCGGCTGTGACCAACTACCCTGAGGTAGTCACGGGCATACAGGCTTTGCCGTTTCATTTCTCAAGAGTCATAACGGCAACAGCAACTCCCATAACATTCAAGTTGCCGTTTAAGGCAGAGGTCCTTGGAGTTTCAGCGCATGCAAAGGTCCTGGATACGGTAGACGGAAATGAAACCTATACTGTTGATGTGCAGGAAGGCGGGACTACGATATTGAGTTCTGCAATTTCCCTTGCCGCACAGGATACGGTGTATGAAGGCACATTGTCAGATACTTCACTGGCTGATGAGTCGACTATTACTGTTGTATTGACGCTTGGCGGGACGACTCCGAGTCTTACGGATTTGACCGTGTTGTTGACCTTGAGACGAACTAATTAATCAAACAGGAAGGATTCCAGACAAGCCGGAATGACAACAAGCGAAACCCCCGCTGCTTTCTTACGAAAGCAAGATGCGGGGGTAATGCAGGCGCGGCGGCCTGCATCTGATGAGCAGCCAGGAGGGAAAGGATTAGTTATGGCATTTAGAAAAATAAATACTGATGAGTTTGAGGAGGAATCAAGACCGAAAATCAGGCGTGTCAAGCTGTCTGATTTAAAAACGAAGCTCCGAGATAATAAGCGGGAAATTTCCAACATTAATAAACGAATAAATTATTTTAAGGGGATTTTACTGCCTTCAACTTATCCTTATGATGTAAGAAATTTTTTGAATACTTTAAGAGACGAAAGAGAAATGTATACCGATGGTATTAAAGAATCAGAAGCTCTTATTACTAAATTGGAGAAGATGTAAGTGGCTATAGTCTGGGACAATACAAGTAAGATATTTACCGCAACTGCTGACGTTGGCGCCGGCGATAGCTGGGCCAACGCTTTTAACGAGGACGACTTTTTTAATGTAGGAGGGCAGGCAGGCGTTACTAAAGATGTAAGTATGCCTGCGCTGAATATTTACAAGTGGGTAGGAAGGATAGAGATTGCGGACGCAACTTATGTCTTATGGAAAAATACTGTTCATGTCATAGAAGTTACATTTGAGATGAACAATGAAAGTTTTTTTACAGGGTTAGGGCCGTTATCTTATCTCGCCTGGGGCGAAAAGATAAACGGAAACCCTCAAAATGGTATATCAATTTCCGTGGATGACACAAATTATTACATTAAATACATGGTTGATATGCCTATAGACTCTTTGAGCGTAACAAATCTTTATAGCAGTTCTTTAAAAACTGTACTGAGAAATACTAACAAAACCACAAAGGCGGGGCTTAGTTTATTGAATCTTGAAGGAGAGATTTTAGATATTAAAATCGAGGGATTCCGTTACGGATACTATATTTCAAGTAGTGCAGTAAATAATTTAATTATCGACCATGTGCAGGTTATTGATAGCGGGGCTTTAGCGATTGGGGCATTCCATCTCATGGCAGAGATGTCCACTCCTGTGAAAAAAATATTCATAACTAATTGTAGGAGAGGGCTTCAAGGTCATGGAGCAAAAACTCCTAACATAGACTTCTGGAATGTCGAAGGCTATAACTCCAGCATTGAATCAGTAGGGACTAAGTATAATTATGAGATTACTGTAAGGGTGATAAATAGTGTTATTGACTGGTCGAAAATATTTATATATGACTACCCTATGCACGCAATAGAGGAGTGCTACTCACTGAAAATTCACAGCGATGCAAATGCAAAGGTGTACTTTAAAGATGCGAGTGAATTGAATGCCCATCAGGGGTATTCTGGCAGTAAGCTCGATGGTGATATAGACAATGCCCAGACGTTAATTAATGTTGACAGTGGAACTGACTTCGCTGTTGGCGGAGTTATAAAAATTAACATGGAACATATGCTTGTTGGCAGTATTAATGCAAATCAGCTGACTGTTACACGGGGGTACAACGCGACAGTAGCAGCAAACCACGCTGATAATATGTGGATCTGGAAGGTGCCTGATTACGTCACTCTGGACGGTAACGGAAATTTGTCTGTCCAGCAGCCGGAGGGAGTTAAGGATTATCTGGTTTTTCCAAAAAGGCGGTGGGATAAAATCGCTTTAGACCTTACGACTTTTAATAATCATAAGATAAAAATTGAAAAGGCCGGGATCCAGACGTATGAAGATACGATCACGGAATATCCGGCTGAGGGAATCGTGTTGGAGATTGCTCTGCAGACAAGGCTGTATGCGGCTACTGCGCTGAAGACGACTATCCCGCAACAGGGTTTAAAGACAACTGTAGCAGGCAGGGCATTGCAATATAGGATGGGGACATAAGCGCATGAACGGGGTTATGAAATTTGAAACCATAAAGGGAGATACTCTCCCGGCCCTGCAGGTAAACGTTGGAGAGAGCAATGACGGGAAAAAGGAAAACGGCTTTGTTACTGATCCGACAGGAGCCATAGTCAAATTCTCAATGTGGAAGATAGAGGATGAGACCATAAAGGTTAATGCTGCAGCCGGCAGTGTCCAGAACGTAGCGCTAAACAGTGACGGGACATATTATGCGGAGCTGGTCTATGCCTGGGTTGCGGCAGATGTTGATACAAAAGGACAATACCCGGGTAGGTTTACGCTGACTATCGGGGCAGATACAATCTCCATCCCCAAGAAAAAGGGAGAGTTGTTAGTAATCATAGACGATTGAATCGGGAGAATGACAGAAAAAGAAAGAATGATTCCGAACAAGTCGGAATGACAGAAAAATGAGTGTATTAGCTGACATAAGACAAAAAGTTATTTCCATTGTAAGGGACGACGCAACGAAGCTCGATAACCCTCATGATTACGACCGCATCATCAGCGCTGCAGTCAACAGATATTCCAAACACCGCCCTGGTACCGCAGTTGCAGACATCACAGGGGACGGCGGTAATGATTATGCCCTGCCCTCTGCCTGGGTAGATGAATTCTCAGCGATTAAAAGTATTGAATTCCCAATCGGAGACGTGCCGGCAACATTGCTGGATGATGATGCATACACAATCTATCAGGATACCTCGGCCAGGAAAATACGGCTTATCCATGATTCACCATCAGCCTCTGAGTCTTTCAGGGTGACGTTTTCAATTCCAAGGACAGAAACAACGGTCCCGGCTAACGAAGTGGATGCCGTGTGCAGCCTTGCGGCCTCGTTCTGTCTGGAAGAGCTTGCAAATGTTTATGCTCAGACATCAGACGCTACTATTGGCGCAGACTCTGTGAACTATAGAACCAAATCCCAGGAATTTGCATCAAGGGCAAAGTCGCTGCGGAATCTCTACAAGAGTCACCTGGGGATAAAAGCAGATGATACTGTGATGCCGGCAAGCGCAGCAACAGATCTGGATGTGGGATATCCGGGCGGCAGTGACAGGCTTACTCATCCAAGGAAACTGAGGGAAAAGCGGTAATGGAATTAAAAGTCTCAATGAAAAAGAAGGGCCCAATTTTTGAGGGTAAAACCGCAAAGATAGTTAACAAAGACCTTACAGCTGCAATGTATGAGGCAACTCAGCTGCTTGAGCGGGAGGTTAAAAAGAGGACTCCTGCCGGTGTTATGGGCGCCCAGGCAGGCCTGCGCTCAGGGATACACGGCGAGGTCACAGGCAAGGGCACGCCCAGGGTAAAGGGCATTGTTGCCGCGCATGCCTCACATAAATATGCAGAGGTTATTGAAAAAGGGCGCAGGGCAAATAAGGCCTGGCCTCCGGAGGGAGTACTGCTGAGGTGGATACAGGTGAAGTTCGGAGAGAGTGCGGAGACAGCGCAGAGACTTGAATTTGTTATCCGAAGGAAAATCGGGAGGAAAGGCTTCCCCGGGGTGCATATGTTTGAGAACGCTCTTAATGAAAACTGGACAAAGATTAAGAAAATATTTGACAAGGCCGGCTATAAGATAGCGAGGGATTTAGGTGGCAAATAGATATTTATCGATCCTGGCAGATGTTAAAACCAACCTGGACTCTGTCATCGACATAGGGAAGACCTACGATTACGAGAGGTGGTTAAAAGACTGGACTAAATTTATCAACCTTTTTAAGTCAGAGAACCACGGGCAGATCCGCGGCTGGGAGATTACAAGGGCCGCGGCGCCCGAGCATCAGGCAGGCGCATTTTTCAGGCATCATAAATTTGTCATCCGGGGATATATGGCAATCAAGGACTCAGATGCAACTGACAAAACATTTCAGGAGCTGGTTGAGGAAGTCTGTGCGAAATTCAGGACAGCCGCTGACGGTACTGCATGGTTTTATGGTGATGGAGACCAGAGCGGCGATGCGCCGGCCCAGGTTGAAACAATTGAAGCAAGGACTTTCGGCGGAGTGCTGTGTCACTACGCTGAAATAAAGTTAACGGTCACAGAACGAATAATTTAACAGTCCCCCTACTTTCTGACTGGCCCCTGCGTCTCACGACGCAAGACGTGGCAGCGGGCGAAAGTAAGAAGGGGGACAAGGTACCCCTGCTTTCTTGCGAAAGCAAAAAGGGGTACAAGGAGGTAACAATGTTAAAGAGACAGGCAGGTTCCTTTATCAAGGAAAAAGGAGGAGACATAAAGCCAAACCTTAAGGACCCGGCAATGAGAGAGAGAGAGAACCTCAGGAAAAAGGCCGAGCCCAAGAAAAAGGAGGTAAGTACCAATGTTAAGAAATAGAGCAGTAATCCTGGCAAATGTTGAAGTAACATACGGCGTTGATATCGTGCCAACGCCCGCGGCAAATGCAATACTCTGCGAGCTTCCTGAGTTCTCGGTAATCGGCAGCAGGCTTGAAAGACCTAATATTCAGTCCTACATGGGCAAATTATCGCCGCTGAATATCGGGGAAGGGCTGAAAATCAAGTTTGTCACCGAGCTAAAGGGGCATGGCTCTGTTGTGGACACGCCTCCGGAGATCGGAGTGCTCTTCAGGGGCTGTAATTTCACAGAGACCATTACACCGACTACCGGGCCTGTTGATTACGATCCGAACTCGGCGGCCGGCATACCCGACAGCTCTGAGAGCCTGTCTATCTACTTCTACCAGGATGGGATTCTCCATAAGCTGTTAGGCTCCAGAGGGACTTTCTCGGTAGCCCTTAAGGCAGGCGAATACGGCAAGATCACATGGGAATTCACCGGGATATACGCAGGGCCGGCTGACGATACGCTTCCCACCGGGACGTTCAACACTACACTCCCGCCGCGTTTTGTATCCGCATCCTTTGCAATTGATTCATATGCGGCTGTCATTGAAAGCCTGAATATTGATATTGCCAACAGGATAGTCAAGAGGCCGAGCGCCAATGCGGCAACAGGCATCCTCGAGTGGCTGATCTCTGACAGAGAGCCAAAGGGAGACTGCGACCCTGAGGTAGTAGCCCTTGCGACCAAGGACTTCTGGGACATGTGGAATCAGTCGTCCCAGGTAGCGCTTGCTGCAACTGTTGGAGCAGTCTCAATGAACAGGTGCGTAATCACAGGGCCAAAGATTGTCCTTGATGTGCCGACATACGGGGATAGAGAGAATTTCCTCACACACGGCCTGCCGATGAGCCTGCACCCGAGTTCCGGCAATGACGAGATTAAATTCAGCTTCACGTAAAAAACAGTTTTGAAAGGTCCCCCTTCTTTCCCCCTTCCTTGTTTCCACAAGGAAACACGGGGGACTTTGTTTTCACAAAGAAAACAGGGGGACGAGGGCAGGGATCAGTTTAATTGCTGGTCCCTGACAGTTATTAAAAAATAATTTTAAAAAGGAGGCTCGCAAAATGAGAGACCTTACTGCAGACAAAAATACGCTTAAAATTCAGGACCCGATTTCTAACTCGAATATAGAGCTTTACTACCGCATGCCGGAAACTTCGGAAATGCAGAAATACCGTTCAGAAGCCATCATCAGGAAGGGAAGAAAGCTGAAACTCAGGACATTTGAGGCTCAGCTCAAATACGGATTGATAATTCTCACAGGTTTTAGAGATGGAGATTTTGGTGCAGGTGGCAAACACATATCATCAAATCCTGACTGTCCGAACCAGATAGACGTTGATGGGAAGATGCTGCCGCTCGTGTACAGGGAAGACTGGAAGGATATTTTAAAAGATAAAGCGGCTGACCTGGTTATTGCTCTTGCGTCCCATGTTTTTGAAAAACCCAGGACAGATATGAGCGAGTCTTTATTTGAATTTGTAGATGAAGAAGATGAGGAGGGGGCAGAGGAAATACCCCCTTTGGCGAAGAGCTCAGGAGACTAAGAGATAAGTGTTCTGAGGAGAACAGGGAAGAATGCCTGAAGAAATTTTACAGGAATTCACCACCCGGCATGCCGGCTCCATGCGGGACGTGCGAGAAAAAAGAGCATGAAGACTTTGAACCTTCACCGTGGTTCGGTCATATATCTTTTTTATACTCTTTGCAAAAAGCCGGGTATCCCTTTGCCAAAAATGATTTAAGCATGGATGAATGGACAGACCTTGCAATATTTAAAGAGGAGATAGAAAAACTTAAATGGCAAACACCAACACAGTAAACATAGCGTTTCGGACAGACGGAGCCGGGAAGATCGTTACTGACACCGGCAAAGTTACCGGGGCAACAAAACGCATGGGTGACTCAGCTAAGAAGGCAGGGACATCTATGTCGTCCCTTGCGGGCAAGCTTAAGGGGTTGGCTGTTATGCTTGCAGCCGGCTTTGGGATTAAACAGGCTATCTCCAGCGCCGTTGAATTTAAACACAGCATAATGGAAGTATCGACACTTGTAGATACTTCAACGGTTTCAATGGCCCGATATGAAGAAGAGATAAAATCACTGGCAGTAGAAGTCGGTCAGAGCACTCAAGACCTTACCAAAGGTTTATATCAGGTCATTTCAGCAGGGGTTGCTACTGAGGATGCCATGACGATTTTAGCGGCATCGGCTAAGGTGGCTGTTGCAGGCATAACAACTACGGAAAAGGCGGTTTTAGCCCTTACAAAGGCATTAAATATTTACGGATTAGAAGCCAGTCAGGTTACATTTATTTCGGATTTATTTTTCAAAACCGTAGAACGAGGGCAGATAACTTTTCCGGAACTGGCATCTCAGGTTGGCCGTATCCTGCCCTTTGCAAGAGCCTTAGGGGTTGAGATGGAAGATGCTTTGGCTGTCTTTGCAGGGATGACTACAGTATTAGGGCGGGCAGAACAGGCGGCAACAGCACTGGAAGCAACCTTCAGGGCTTTTATTACCAGCGGTCAAAAATTTAGAGATATAGGTATTGATATAAGGAAAGTGCTGGCGGAAGAAGGACTGGTAGGAGCGCTTAAAAGACTTAAAGAGGTGACAGGCGGCGATGCTGAAAAATTAAGAGAACTGGGCATTGAAACTGAAGCATTAAGAGGTGTCCTGGGATTATTCGGGGGTAAGTTAGAAGACGTCGAAAGGAATTTGAAGGAGATGGAAGTTGCTGCAGGATCAGCCGGGAAAGCTTTTCGTAAGATGGCAATGGGTGCACATTTTGCGATGGCTGTGATTAGGGCTCGGTTTGATGTATTTGCGGCGGAAGCAGGTAAAACTTTCCTGCCGATTATTGAACAAATATTAAAATCCGGGATATCGGTGTTGGATGCCTTCAGCGCCCTGTGGGCTGTGCTGAGCTCTTTTCCGCTTGGGGTCATTGAGTTCTTTCGCAATCTTAGAACTGAGATGGAAAAGACCAGGGAAGAAGCGGATCAATTCGCAGACCCAACTCCGTTTGAGGAATTGTGGGCATTTTTAGGGAGATGGGGAAAGGATACACTTGCCGTATTCACTCATTTTGGAAAGTCAACAGCGAATGCCTTTGCAGTAATGGTAATAGACATAATTGCTATACTTAATGGCCTTATAAATGTATCAAAACCCATCGGCGAAGTTCTTGTCGGAATCTTTACTCTTGATTCAGAGCGCATAAAAAAAGGGTGGGCAGACTGGAAAGACACTGCAGCAGATACGGTCGCAGATTTGTACAGCATTGCTGCTGCCGGTTTTAAGGGAATAGGAGATTCATATGATGACATGATTAAGAAAATGCAGAAGACGCGCGGGCTGCCGGAAATAGTCGGAGCGGTAACACGGGAAGTTAAAACCCTGGAAAAAACAATGGCGGCAATAAGAAAAGAGGCTGATGCTTTTGTGAAAGATGTATATGGGTCACTTAAGTCCACAGAGGAGATACGGCTGCTTGATGCCAGCATACAGGCCGCAATAGACAAGATGACTCTCTCGCAGCAGGAATTAATATTAAAACAGGCTGAGGCGTGGAGGAAAGCAGGGGCTGATCAGATAAAGATTCAGCAATGGGTAAACCTGGAATTAAAAAAACTGGATGATGCCCGGCTTGAAGATATAAAAAAGCTTAATGCCGGCATACAGGACATGATAGACCAGATGACTCTCTCACAGAGGGAATTAGTTTCAAAACAGGCTGAGGCGTGGAAAGAAGCAGGGGCTGATCGGGTTTTGATTCAGGAATGGGTAAATTTAGAATTAAAAAAACTGGATGATGAGAGGCTTAAAGATGTAGAGAAATTTGCTGATGCTATTGTGAAGGAACTTTGGGGGACATACGATACTGTTGAGAAAAAGACTGAGGAGCTTGGCAGGACGACTGAGGATGTCTTTGCAATGATGCGCTATGACGCGGGCACTACTGCCAATAACCTGGTGTATTCGTTTGAGACTATGTTCTTTGACGGTTTTAAGAACGGGCTTGATTCTTTGCTGGATTATTTTAAACGCTTCCTTGTCAGGCTTGCCTCTACAGCCTTGGCGCAGAGGATTATTATCCCGGTGCAGACTGCATTGACAGGAGCCGGGACAACAGGCGCCGGAGTTAGCGGCATGGGAAAGCTGGCCGGTTTTATGCCTTTCCTGGGTGCCGGGATGGTGGGTGCCGGCATTGGCACAATGCTCGGGGACAGCACAGGGAATATGATAGGCGGAGCAATCGGCAGTATGCTTGCATCAACGGCTTTTGCTCAGAGTATGCTCGCAGGGGTAGTTGCTACTGTCGGAACATCTCTCGGTCTCACATTTGCGGTTTCCGGAGCAATTCTTGGTCCAATAGGCATTGCTATCGGCGCGTTATTAGGCTCGATCATTGGTAAATTATTCAGCGGCAAGGACAAAATCCCGAGCACTGAGCTGGTTTACAGGCCGGAGGATCAGTATGCTGAGCCCGGGTTCTGGGTTAAGGGCATTGAGGAGATGGGGGAGGAGTTCTCAAATGCGGTTATCCCGGCCATGGATACGCTCAGGTCTGAGCTGATGGACTTTGTTGAGTCAATCGGAGGAGACCTTTCTAAATTTTATGAGAAATTCCTGACCGGCTCAACTGAGCTTGACAAGGACTTGAATCTGGAGCAGCTGTTAAAGAAATGGGCCGGCCAGTATGCGGAGTTTGTAACTCAGATTGATTTTACGCAGTTCCAGAAGTCAGGGGAGGACCTTGTCGATACTATTGACAGGATTATCAGCTCTGTTACTGCGTTTGATGATGTGATGGAGTCTTTTGACAATTATATCTCGGCTATTCAGGACCAGTATGATGCGATTGCATTATGGAAGGACCAGATGACGGCGGCTGATGAGCAGATTAATGAATTAAAGGACTCACTCAGGGAAACTACGGACCCGGCTGATGCCCTTAACTATGCGAGCCAGCTGAAGCAGGCGATTTATGATAAGTATTTAATGGAGAAGCAGTTTGTTGAAAACCTTGCGGCTTCCATAGAACAGCTTAAGGTCGAGATGGTTAACTTTACGATATCAATGCAGCAGAAAATATCAGGGCTGACCGGTGATTTTACGGCATTAATTGAGACAATTACATTAGCGGCTTTTCAGACCATGGGCGGAAGTCAGAAACTGCTTCAGCCCGGGGCGTTTAAAAGCCTGGCTGATTTACAGCAGTTTATTGGTTATCTGGATCAATGGCTGGCCGCGAATATAGCCGCTATACAAAAAAGCTATCAGGCCAGGATTGCGGCTCTGCAGTCAGAGAAAGAGGCCATACAGGAGGCTTACGAGGCCCGTACGGATGCCTTACGGGAGGAGCTTGACCTGCTGCAGGAACAGCTCGAGGTTGCCCGCGCATGGGAAGGGGTGTTAAACCAGGTTAAGGATTTGATATTTAACCTTACGACTTCAACAGCATCCCCTGCAGATATCTTTGAGCGGCTGAATTTTGCCCGCAGTGAAATGGACAGGATCAAGGCCCTGTATGAAGCAGAGGCAGACCCTTTGAAAAAGGCGGAATACTCTTCTCAGCTCGCTAATCTGATCCAGGAATATCTCGGTCTGGCTCAGGAGGCTTTTCAGAGGCCGTCGCCTGAGTATCAGGCAATCTACGGAGAAATGATAGGCTGGCTTGAGGAGCTCCAGACGTATGCTCGGGAGCACGGCGGAAATATCGAGAGCATCGAGGAGCAGATTAAAAATATCAATGAGGAGATGAAGGCCATACAGGAAGCCATGCGGGACCAGCTGGAATCTATTGATGCGGAAATCAAATCTTTAAATGACCAGATGAATGCAGAGATCGAGGCTTTTAAAGAGGCGTCTGTTAAATATTATGAATGGGCAATGAATGAGGGCATAAGACTGTATCAGGAAAAGATTGACGATCTATCTGAAAAACTCGGGGATATCCTCGGTGATAAAACTATGGAGGAGTATCTGGCAGACCTCCAGCTTGCGGCTGTTACTGAATTAATTTATATCAGGGATTTACTGGCTAACATCTTCGCAAACCTCTTTCCAAATATGCCGGTACCTGAATACCAGTCGGGGGGACTGGTCGGCAGGACCGGCCTCGCCTATGTGCACCAGGGCGAGACTGTAATACCGGCAGGCCAGTCCGCCGGAGCGGGCAACACTACTATACAATTCAACCAAACAATAAATATCAATGATACTAAAGATTTAGATGAAGAAAAAATAGCAGAATTATCGGCTGAGGAAGTAATACGTCAATTGAAATATGACAAGGGCAGAGCATTAGTTCAGGATATTGTAGCTCGGAGATAACACGTTAAATGGCGAATTTTATTTTTGGATACACCTTTACAGCTTATTCAGCAGTAGCATCCTCTGAGGACTCGAATTATCCGGGTACCAATTTATCAATTTACGGATTTACAAAGCGGCATTTCCGGTCCCTGGTATCAACAGCGGTTACTATTGTCTTTGATTTTACAACAGCAAAGGCGCTGGCCGGCGTGATGCTGCATGATATCAATTTTACTGATGTATTTATTGAGGGCAATGCAACTGACTCATGGGGAAGCCCTGCATTTTCTCAGCAGTTTACTCCGGCAAAGGACGAGAGGACTGAAAGATATAAATTATATGCAACCCTGACCGGGTTTAATTACAGGTACATGCGGCTGAGGATCCCTGCTCAAACGCCGGTTGACGGGCTGTCTGTTTTTAAAATCGGCACTGTGGTCTGTCTTGACACAATCCTCGAGATTTCAGAAAGTCCTGACTGGTCGTATGACTATTCGGCAGATGAAGAAATTAAAGTCAATGAGTTTGAATCAGGAGGTGATGAGCGGGTTAATCTTGGTGATTTGATATGGAGAGGCAGTTTCTCATTTAACCCCTATATCAGAACCAATGAAGGGGAATTATGGACGCTCAACAGCATAAAAAAAGATGAAAACCTTGTCTTTTTTGAAAACCTGGGCGATGTCTCAAAAGTATATCTCTGCAGAAGAGATACCAAGATAAAGGTCACATGGCATACCCCTAAAGCCGTGAGAACAAACAGACTGGAATTCAAGGAGATCGCATGACGTTAAAGGGATTACTGGCTCTGCTTAAGAGCAGGGCTAAAAAGAATGCTGTAAAGATGAAGGATAAAATCAGTTTTAAATTAACTAAATACAGTCCCCCTTCTTTGTTTTCACAAAGAAAACAGGGGGACAAGGAGGAACAGAAAGATGAAAAGGAAAACGCTCATAAGTCTTGTAAGTAGTTTCATAATCCTGTTGTTTGTCCTGGGCTGTGCGACATCCGGGCCAGTGGGAAATAAGCTGAATCTTGAGGATAAGATTGAGATTAAAAAGCAGAGCCTAAACCGCCGGCCAGAGGCATTATTGACGGCTAATATGTCTCTCACACTGTTTGACAGTCAGGGGCGGATAAAAGACCAGAGAACATATCATAATCTTGTAGTCAATGCCGGGCTGGCAGGGGTCGCAAGCCGGATTAACGGAGATGGCTCTGAGGCCGTATTTACGTATGTGGCAATCGGCATCGGCACAACTGCGGCGGCAGCCGGGGACACTGCCCTGCAATCTGAGATAACAACAGGCGGGGGATCCCGGGCAGCGGCAACAGTATCGAGAATAACCACAACGGTTACAAACGATACTGCCAAATGGGTCATAACGTATTCTTTCACAGCGTCTTTTGCCGTTACCGAATCAGGGATATTAAACGCTGCATCGGCAGGTACAATGCTGGCCCGGAAGGTATTCGGCGCCATAAATGTGGCAAATACGGATTCGCTTCAAATCTCATGGACTGTCCAGAGCAGTTAGTCAATGATAGAGCTGACAGATTTACGCTCTAAAAACAGTAAGCATTTTCTTACTGGCATATTGCCTGACGGCGCTCTTCAGATGCAGGCAGTTATTGGTGGGGATATTTCTCACTACAAAGACAATAACGGCGTCTGGCAGGATATAGACTTTTCTCTATCAGAGTCTGCCCCTGCTCCTTTCACTCATCAATTTACTAAGGGACATTACAGTGTCCTCATCAATGCAAACACAGGCAAGCTTAGGATATATCCGGACAGACAGGATAACAGTAAATATATTGTTATTGGCACAGTAAACAATACAGCAGTCAATGTCCAGGTAATCGATAAACATCTTGTACGTATTTCCAAAAATACTCCGGATGTTACATATAATTTTTTCCTTACTGATAAGGGAATAAAGACAAATATTGTATTAAAAAATTCAAACGCTCCTTCATCTTATAATTTTGAATTTAAACTCAGTGGAGGATTAACAAGACAGGGAAGAGAAATCTATGATGGAAATAAAATTGTAGGCACTCTTCCAAATCCTTTTCTTTATGACTCTTCAGCAGATCCTGAATATCGTGGGGTAGCTGAATCTTTCGAAAATGGAGCAGTCACCCTCACAGTTAATTTATCAGGGCTGACCTATCCTGTTATCATTGACCCGACTCTGACTGTTCAGCCCAGCACCAATGATTCAACAATGAAGAAAGGAACCCCAACCACTAATTATGGTACAAATATAAGTTTACAAATAGCAGGAGATGCTGGGGGGACACTTTATGAAAGAACAATTATAAATTTTAATTTCGCTTCTTTGCCTTCTGGTATTATTATTGTAAGTGCTGCCATGTCGCTGTACCGGTATGGTTATTTTAATAGTGATGCGGTTGGCAGAACTTATACCGCTTTAAGGTGCACCAGAACAAATTGGACGGAAGGAGGAGTTGCATGGGATACATATGATGGTACTAATAATTGGACTGCTTCTGGTGGGGATTATACTACAACCGATTATAATCAAGAGACAGTTCCGGCCATAGGAAATTGGATGGATTTTTCAAGTCTTAAAGCTCAAGTTGATTATGCAATAAATAATACAAGTGAAATTATACACATCATTATTGCAGAAGATACTGAATCAGCGGGTGATTATACATCACAATTTTATTCAAATGATTATACAACCGACACTGCTCTGCGCCCAAAATTAATAATTAATTATAACTATGCTATAGTGCTTACAGAACTTATAAACCTGTCTGATGATATATCAAAGCTGGCTGGCAAAGACCTTTCAGATTCAATAACCCTGACAGACCTTGCAAATTTTCTTATTACCATAACAGAAAATGAAACATTAACCCTGACAGATGCTATAAGCACAGCACTTAATAAATTCAAAATACTTACAGAAGCATTAACCTTATCTGAAACTATTGCTCTTTTAACCAAGCGGACACTGGCTGACGGAGTGACACTGTCCGATGCTATCTCAGCTTATGCGTTTAAACCGAATAAGCCGCTTGCATCTTACAGCACAAAATTATTGATAGATATGTTTCTTGACAGCGGGACAAGGTTGTTTTCAGGGGACGATATTTATATCAATGAATGAAAAATGCCTATAACATTATATGAAAGAAAGCTCTTAAATGAGCCGGCAATAAACAGGAAGCTGTCAGATATTTTTTATGGCATTGTGTCTCCGTCCAATGTGAGACCCAAGTTCTCAAATGCAGACGGCTATTTCACGGATTTATTAAATGCCGGCGAGGAGTTCAGGAATAAAAGAGTCAAGCTCAGGAGATACGAGCCCGGGGACTCCCCTGCGATATTATTTGAGCTCTCGGGCATAATCATTGATTTTAATTTTACTGATGTTGCCGAGTTTACAGTGTCAGTCAATGATCCAGATCCACTTCAAACTCTTTTGCCAAAGAAGGTTTATGAAACTGATGATTTGCCGGAAAATCCTCCGAATGAAATTAATCCAGAGCGTGATTTAGGCAAGCCATTTCCCCTGCCTTTTGGAATGCCGAATAAAGTCTCACTTATGTATGTACATGCAAATTTTACAACAGATGAATATGATTATATTGTAGCAGTAGATATTATCCAAAAAGTAAAGACTGTTTATAGAAATAAAGTAGTAGTAGATAGTTCAGAATATACAGTTTACGATGGCTCGCAGAGTAGTCCATATCCTGGCACAGCCTTTATCAGATTCACAAAAGAGCAGAGGGATTTTCAGGGTCGCCTGTACGAGTTCACAGCTGATATATGGGGATTTACTTTTGGGGGCGGAAATCACTCTATGAAAATCGTGGATTTCATAGAGAACATTTTGTCTAATTCTAAATGGGGGCTTGGTGAAACAATAAACACAGCATCATTTGATGCGGCCAGAACTGCTGTGGCTGGTTTTGGGGGAACTTTCAATGGAACCGGGGTTATTGATGCCCAGGTCTCTGCTCAGGACATTCTGAATGAGCTGTTGTTTTTATGCAGGGGCAAGCTGCATAAAAACGAGGCAGGCGAATGGACCCTGACGATTGACACCTATCAGGAGGTTGTCACTGCGTCATTTGGAAGCGGAGATAAAAAATTCGAGAATATCAAAAAGATTTCGTCATACAAAAAGACCCCTACAAAAGAAGCAATAAAAAAATATACGCTTAATTACAGATACAACAGATGGGAACAGGCATTTGCCAACAAGAATGAAAGAAATATCTTTGCCTTTGGCGAGGATAAAGAGCACAACACAAAATGGGTGAGAAATCATACAACAGCTGATATTATTACCTGTTACCAGCAAAAATTAATGCAGCAGGGCGATACCAGGCTCAGGATTGAAGTCGGCATGGAGGGCCGGGCACTGGCCCTCAGGAATACAGTTAAAATTATAATTCCCCGGCTGAATATTGACGGGGAATTTCAGATAAGGTCAATCAGAAAGAGCCTGACCAGGTACGAACTTGATTTAATATCTTATAATTCAACGATTTATGATTATACAATCGGGACTTTACCTCCTGATGCAACTCCTGATAATACTCCTGATTATTCCAATACTGCCCCTGCTGCTCCGACCAGCTTCACTATAGATGCACAGGGCATAGACCAGGGCACAGACGGCACAACAACAACGTATTATGAGCTAAGCGCAACTGCCCCGGCCGCTAACTTCTCCCACATGATTTTTGGCTATAAAAAGGCCGGCAGTTCGGCCTATAAATATCTTGAGGGCGAGCTGGGAAGCGGGGAAATATGGAAGATCAGGATTGAGGGGTTGACTCCGGGGATCTCCTATAATCTGGCAGCGGTCTCAGTTAATGCCTTTAACCTTAAATCCTCGCTTGCAACATTATTATCTCAACTGGCGCCCGGAGACACAACCGGCCCGGGGACTGTAAGCGGACTGACCGGCTCAGGCAAATACAAGACCTGGCACTGGAAATGGAACGCAAGGACAGAGGATGATTTAAGAGATTATGATGTCCAGATCGGCACAACTCCCGGCGGGAATAATGTCTTTGACGGGTATGTAGCAGGGACCAGCATTGACTTTACTGACAATTCTCAGGGATACGGTACTTTATACTGCCGGGTTAAGGCAAGGGACCTGACCGGCAACTTAAGTAGTTCATGGACATCTAATGTAGCAGCAACAACAAGTCAGACGCAGGCAGGTGATATCGGCGGCAACCAGGTAACATATCCAAAAAGACAATTAGTTGAGGAACAAAGTGCAAGTTTTAATCTTGCTCCTGGAGTAGGTCAAAATAATATTTTTGTTCACAATTTTAGTAGAAAACCTATTATTACTGCTACAATAGGGATACCTATAGAATTATTGGAAATTCAAATAGCTTCATATACTGCCGATTCTTTCAATGCCTCTACTAAAAATAATAATACCCAAACATTAATAGGTACAATTCTTGTAACTTATTGGTAAGGAGAATATATGGCAAAATTTATGATTATTGATAATGACGGAAATATTCAGAGAACAATTAATCTCCCTTATCCTGGGACATTAATTAATATTTCTGATATGCCAGATGAGGAATGGGAAGGATGGTATCAAAGACTTCACGAAGTCAAAGTAGATATGGAATCAAAAGGCAACCATAAAAAAGACCCAAGAGGTCTGCCGAAGATTGTTGAGAAATAACCTGCTTTCCTATATATTGGGTAAAGCGGTACGGGGGGTTATATTAGGGGCAGACCGGAACATTAATTGAGAACCAAGGGAAACATTGAGAACCAAGGGAAATATTGAGAACCAAGGGAAACATTGAGAATCAAGGGAAACATTGAGAATCAAGGGAAACATTGAGAATCAAGGGAAACATTGAGAATCAAGGGAAACATTGAGGGAAATCAGCGCATAAAATCAAAAGTGTTTTGACTCAGTCAAATGGTTTTAGAAAGTGACTTATCGCATTTTTTCGCACACAATTATCGCACGCGGCTACATGCAGGAAGGATACTGGACAAGCCAGCATGACAGACATGATGAATAATTAAAAGGGCAGGATAGCATGACTTTTTTAGGACATTTCTATTTTGGTATTACACACATTTACTATCCGCAAGAATTCGAATTAAAAGGGCTATTCGGAAATTATATGGGGAGATTATGACAAAAATTTGATATAATTTATTATGCCATTCATTGGCCTCACAGGCAGTCTCGGGATGGGGAAGACAACTGTCCTGAGATTCTTTAAGAAATCAGGGGCATATATAATTAATGCTGATGCGGTTGTTCACGAACTATTGGAAGACCGGTCAATAATAAAAAAACTTGTCATCCTCCTCAGCAAAGATATTCTGAAAAAAAAATCCCTGACTACCGATAGGCAAGTCTCGCGGGTATCGATAAATAAAAAACGTATGGCAGATATAATCTT